GTCGTGGATATTCCTGAAAGCTGGTACAATCTGGTGCGCCCGGGGATTATCCAGTATGGGCCTTCTCCTTCTAATACGATGCTGAATTATCTGGATTTAAAGTATATGATGACTGTAGTAAGCCATATTACCCATGTGCAGGTGGTGCATAAGGGAGAAACCGTAGGGTATGGTGCTACATATACAGCAGGAAAGGATATGAGAATCGCTACGATTCCTATCGGATATGCAGACGGATATCCCCGTGCACTTTCTAATAAGGGAGCAGTTCTTATTGGAGAGAAACGCTGTCCTATCGTGGGGCGTATCTGTATGGATCAGCTTATGGCGGCTGTTGATGATACCGTAATGCCTGGTGATGAAGTCGTTCTTATCGGAAAACAGGGGGAGGAAGAAATTAAAGTGGATGAGCTGGCAGAACTGGCCGGTACAATTCATTATGAAATTCTTTGTGGGCTAAGACGGATTCCACGGATATTTATTGATGAAAAATGATTATAAATACTGATTGATGAAATAAAAAAGAAGGCGCATTATTAATTTACGACCTTCTTTATGTGCTATATGCCGACATTTTAGTGTTTTGTGCAACTTTATGATTATAACGAGAATGTTTTAAAATAAATGGAGCGCCTAGAGGGATTCGAACCCTCGCACCTGGTTCCGGAGTTCTGTTTCATATGGAAAGAATTATTTTTAAAAAGTACGATTTATTCGGTAAAACCAATATGTTTGGCGGATTTATTTGTAAGGCTAAAAGGGGCTAAAAACGGCAAAGTGGAGCAAAATATGGGTGAGATTGCTCCACAAACTGCTCCACTTTTTAACCGTAAATCTGATTAATTTTTTCTATAATTCGTTCATCATAACTTGGGATGGCATGGCCATACAGATCTAAGGTGTGGCTTACTCTTGCATGACCTAACCGGCGAGACACTTCAATAATCGGAATACCGGCGGCTAATAATAGGGTGGCGTGGGTATGCCGCAGACAATGAAAATTTCTATACGGCAGATTGCATTGTGTAATTGCCTTTTTCCACGCCCGTTCCAACGCCTCAGGGCGGATAGGGTTATTATTTGCATTTCTGAAAACAAGCGTCTCTTGCTTGATATCTATTGTCTTTTCGTTATTTCTCAATTCCTGCAGTGCAGCGGTGACCGTAGCGGGGATTGAGATTTTTCTTTTTCCTGATTTTGTTTTCGGAGGCTGAAATGTAATTTCACTGCCGACACGCTGCAACTGTTGACGGATGGTAACGGTGCCATTCTTCAAATTTACGTCTTTCCAGCGCAAGCCCAACACTTCACCTCTCCGCATGCCAGTATGAGCCGCTAAAAGGGAAATAGGATAGAAAGCGGGGATTTTATCCTTTGTGTAAGAAAGGATTTTATTAATTTCATTTTTATTAAATATGCCGGGTTCATCCCGGACAATCTTTTTTGCTTTTGAAAGCCGGACGATATTCTTCTGAATGATATTTAAATCAACAGCTTGTTGAAAAGCGGCGTGTAAAAGCACATGGACTTTACGAGAACAGTCCGGGGTTAAACTGTTTAATAATTCTTGTACTTGAGATACGCTGCAAGACTGAAGGGGAATGCGAGAAATAGGCTCAATCTTTGCGGCAAGATAGAGATATCTTTCATATGTACTGGCTCTGACAGTATCTTTTTTATAAGTAGAGAGGAAATATAAAAGCCACTGTCCGACCAGCATATCTGACGGCTCAACAAAATTACCGTCACGCTCTGCTATTTTCTGCCGTGACATCCAATCCATAGCATCATCTTTCTTTTTGAAACGCTTAGAGTACCTTCTTCCGTTGATCATGATAAAAGCACGATAACTGTCATGGAGTTTATCGTAAACCAAAGAGCCTCTTTTATACTGTTTCATATGATTACCTCTGCCGTCTTGTAAATTATCTATTTATATTTTTGTAGTACATGAGGAAACGTTGATAAATATCCAGAGGCATATCTGTAATTTCTGCATATGTATTATAAAGTTCAACATTAGATAGATTAGATGGAGATAGTAAAGTTAAAAAATCAGAGATAAATTTTGATTGCAGATAAGGATCCCCCAGTAAAATAAACATGGACAGCATACATCCATATATGCCTAATGTAGATTTTTTATCAGAACTGAGTACCTTTTTATCCTTTTTAGACAGGAATGGAGTACCGGTTAATTTATAAAGAATTGATGGAGCGGGGCGGCGTCTGCTATTTATTCTGAGTTCGGTAAAGTTCAAGCTGTGAGCCGCGCAGTTTCTAAATTCACGTATTGCATCTATCGCACAGGATATAAATGATACTTTGTCCGGAAAAGATATATTTTGAGTTGTAACAATGGAATCAACAAGATCATGCTTTGACGTATGAGAAAAAAACTTGAATAAATTTATAGTATTTCCGAGTGATAAATTTTTAAATAAAATCCATGAAGGGACATGGTTATGGTTTTCAAGGTAGTATTTAGTTGGATTTTTTACAGTATTACCATTTAACCACTTAAAAATTTCTAACTGAACATCTTTAAACGTGAGATTTGAATTAACAATAGCTTGATCATAATAATAAGGCTTTAAATATTGTGAAGTATCTACACCTATATTATGTGAAAGGGTATATGAGAATTTTGTTTTAAAAATAGACTCTATAAGAACACTGTATTTTAAAATAAAAGATTGTATTTCCTTATCAAACAGAAAAAAATCATATAGATATTCAATTGTGATATTAGGATGAAAAACATCATCTGCGGTCATAAAATGGTTTTTATACCGATTAATCAGATCGTAGTAAGACAATGTGCTAAGGGCACGAGTAGCGAAATCTCTATTGAAAATCAATAAACCGCGCTGTATCAACAAATCTATCTGCTTATCATATGATAGAAAAGGCTTATCATATGCCATAAAACCCTCCAAATGAAAGATCCCCCATCTACAATGAAGTAGTGGGGGATCAGTGCCCAACACATAAAGAAGTGTTGTAAGCATTTCACTACTCATAGTATAGCACGAGATAAAAGTATGTCAAGAATTATTCATTAGTTAACAAAGCAGTATCTCCTTTTTTTACAGGAAGAGCAGATGTTGGAATGGCACGATTAGTCATATCTTCAGCATCAACATTAAGAGGATTCATTTTCAACATGGTGGTTCTTGCAGATATTAATGGATCCAAAAGATGAACGGTCCCACGCATAACTTTTCTGCATACAGAAAATTGTTTATAAGGAGTGATAACCTCAACAATAGCTTTAATCGGATCAAGCGTTCCATAATCAGTACCATCAATCATTACACGTTCACCTTTTTCAATAATACGAAGGGTGTCGCCTCTCTTAGCATTATTATCAAATCCGTAATCAATTAATAGGGTAATATCATCAACGATCTCAATAACCTTGTATGTTTTAAAATCCATAGTATCCCTCCGATTACCAATTTAATCCTTTTCAGTGTTATCAATGCTGTTATAGTTCGTTTTTAAAATTTTAACCCTTTTAGTTTAATATCCGTTATTGATTTGTCATACACAATAGCCATAGATTGTGAAACATCTTTCAATTTTCCGTTATTTACATCTTCTGAAATTTTATATTTATATTCGCCAGAGTGAACATCTATAATTGTTAATACAGTTTGTCCTTTAAATTTCATTGTTGTATGAAATAATCCAGGTGCATTTATTTTATCAATATAAAATTGGCTATATACGATGTAGTCGGCATTTAGGAGTTTTCCGATATTAATTAAATCTGTCGTACTGAACGAAGTACTGATCTTATTATCTAAAATATAATCATCCGCGACCTGCGCTGTTTTTTCTTCTGGTATCATGAATCCTTGCATAGCATTCACAATCAACTGCTGCCTTGCTTTTAGCTCTTTCAATTCATTTTTATCTTTTGTAGATTGTCTTGCGCCAGCCATTAAAACCGCGACATTTGGAGCCGATGCATAAGCGATATCAATTGTAAATAAAGACATGATAGTAATCAATAGTGCAATTAACAATTCCACTTTTTTCATTTTTGACTCCCTTTATAAACGACGTGTTCCATAAGAAATGGACTTGAGATAAACCAATTGATGAGGAATGCCAGCCGTACGTGCCAGATTATAAATATCTGTTTCTGGATGACTGGACATCAAACCATCAGGGAACAACAATTCTACGGCAAATTGATTCGCTTCTTTTTCAATCTTGCAATTAGCAATAAAAGAATTTCTATTGAAAGCATGGGTGCCCGCGTGCGGATGAAGCAGCGCATGACCGAGTTCGTGAGCACAGATAAACGGATGGAGAAAAGGATCGGCATGATCATTTATCCGTATCGTTTTGATACGGAACAGCTGACTGAAATACCCCAAATTTTCACCCAACTCTTCATATAAGATATGGATATGGTTTTCAGATGCTATACGGAAAGGATTTCTTGTATCGTGAGCGGCGGCGATTTTATTTGCGAATTTCTTTACATCCATGATAAATTCCTTTATTTGCGGTGTTTCTTTGGGGTAAACTTTTCTTTAGCTTTTAATTTTGCAAAGCGGAGAGCATTTTCGAGAGATGCTTTCATGTACTCCCGTGTTTCAGGATCCATCGGTTCCCCGCCGTTATACATAGCAATAGCATCCTGACTGTCCATATCATTCAAAATGTCGGACAGTCTTTTTTGGATGTCTTTTTCGTCTTTTTTAGTAAGAGAAGGTTGAAAATCTGTAGGAACATCATTCAGTCGGATGGAAATATCTTTATCAAGTAATTTATATAATCTTTCTGATGTCATATTCATTGCAATCGCTAAATTGTGCAAAAATGTGATTGATGGATTTACAGGTTTACCTGTTTTAGAGTCTTTACCGTTCTCAATCATGCTTATGTATGGTTTGGAACATTTAGCAAGTTTTGCAAGATCGTTTTGTGTTAATCCATTTTGCATTCTGTAATTTTTTACTATATCGGACAATCGCAATTTAATCACCTCATTTCTTTTATACATATTAGCATATAGATAAGAGGGTGTAAACTGCACTTAATAAATTTACTTTACCACACTTTACTTTTCGTGTTAAGTGTGGTAAAGTGTAAAACGAAAGGAGAAAGAGAGGTGAAAAAAGTGAATAAAGTAAAGTTTTATAGGGAAAAAAGGAAATGGAGTGTAAGGCAGTTAGCAGATAAAGCAGGTGTTACTCCACCGACGATATATGATATTGAATCTGAAAAACCGGCGGATATTAAATTCTCAACCATGCTTGCAATAAGCAAGGCATTAAACCTTACAATCGACACTCTTTTTTTACCATAAAAGTTAAGTATAGTTAAGATAAAGTGAAAGAGAGGGAAGACGTGCTTACAAACACAAAGGATTTCTGTGCGACAACAGGATATCCGGTCACAACGATACGGATGCTGTGCAGGACGGGGGAGATACCGTTCATCCCGTCAGGGAAGGCGTATCTGTTCGATCCGGAAGATGCGGAAGCGGCTATCCGGCGAAAAATGGAAGAGAATGCGCAGAAACGGAAGATGAAACAAAGCGGATATGATTTCCGGGCGGAAGTTAGAAAGATGAGGGCGTAAAAATGGTAGATAAGGTAATAAATTGGCTCTGGTTGTTCGTGTTTATCACAATGATTATTGCCGTGATGGAGAAGTTATCATGCATAAATTTCTAATTGTTTTCATAGCAGTTGTTCTCTTAGCCGGTTACGCAGTACAGCCGGAGGCACCGGCAATCTCATACGCGGTGAACATATCAAAAGGAGAAACATTATGGGATGTATGTGACCGCGTTTCCGGCGGGCGGGAAAATCTCCAAGAGTTAGTCTGGAGAACCGCGAAAGAAAACAATATTAAAGACCCGGGAACCTTGCAGCCCGGACAGGAAATTATTGTCAAAGTAAAGGAAATTCCAAAATGTACGAACTGAATATACAAACAGATGATGAATTAAAGGAATTTGTTGTTTCCGTAAAAGGAACAGATGACAAATTCGTTTCAATAGCAGTAGCCGTTGCAATTGATTATCTGTACAGCAGCGGGTGTCCAGATGAATTAATACAAAGGGTAGCAAGTATAAATCCGGAAACTCGAAAGGAAATTGCTTATGCAATGAAACAATGCTTTATCAAACGGGAAAAAATAATCAAAGGAGAAGAAATATGGAACGAGAATATCCGTATATAGACGGTCAACTGTTTTACATCGCTCACCCTTACGGAGGTGATGAGACGAACAAAGAGAAAGTACAAACGTATTTAAAAATGTTGCAGGAGAAATACCCTGAAAAAACATTATTTTCACCATTGCACAACTGGGGATATACACCGTATGACAAAGAGCATCAGCATAAGCCGATGAAAGACTGCTTAGAAGTGCTGCAACGATGCAACGCGCTTATACTCTGCGGAAACTGGAGAGAAAGCCAGGGGTGCAATCAGGAATGTGCCGCTGCTTATGTAATGGATATGCAGATCTATGAAATGAAACCGACGGGGGAAATATGCAGCGTAGAATGATATGCCACGAATGCAAGAAAGCAATTCCCGCCGAATATGTGATGTGGACGAAAGACGGAAAGGGAAACATGGTTCCTGTCCATCGGGATTGTTCATTCTACGTTTATCGAGCGGATGAGACATGGAGATATTCAAAGAAAAGGAGAAAAAAGTGAGATTCAAACTACCAGAAGCGGCATTCCGAAAACTATGCTGGCTTGTCAAACAAAGGGACGAGGAGCTGGCGGAAACGTACCAATCCATCATAGGAGAGTGGCCGCCGTCACGCGGTGAGGTACATCATGCAAAACACGCAGGCAGCGGGGGACCGGATAAGGAAGATAATCTTATTCATCTGTCATACGAAACGCACCGTTTCAAAGCACACGGACTCTCCGGCACGAGAAAACAGTACATGGATGAACAAATCAAAACATATCTTAACTGTCATGCGGTTAAAGAATGGAGAAAAGAACATGAAATGGAACTGCAGGAACTTTATAAAACGGAAGAAGAACGAAGAATCAAAAAGAAAAGAGCAGGCTGTATTCCGAAGAAGCCCAAGTGGGCGAAGTACTGACATATATCTTTTGTGGGACAACGTCCGGAAGCATCCTATCGGATGGCTGATAGAAGAAACACCGGATAAAGAACGGCTGATACCACAGAAAGAAATGCCGGTATTTTTTATGGATGAAAACAACACTTATACATCATCCGGCGGACGAAAATTCAAGATAATAAAAAATCCCCGCGGGCGCTGGATCGTCCAAAGCGGGGATAGAAAAGAAAGGGTGAGCATAGAATGGCAGTTATGAAATTGGCAGGCGGGAAAACAGTAGAAGTTTACCGCAACAGGAAATGCCGTGTATGCAAAGCAAAAGTATTACAGACCGTATGCTGCAGGAAAGAAAAAGCCAATATATGCCAGGAACACTGTAGAAAATGCGAACATTACCTGGACTTTATGCAGAGATGCATATACCGGGAAAAGACAGAAGAACCAGAAGAAGACAACAACAAAAAAGAAGAAAAATAAAACCGCCCAGGGAAGAATCCTGAGCGGAAGTGCCGTAGCACCAAATCACTACATAAATTATAAGTGAAACGGCACAAAATGTCAAGAAAAAAGGGGATTTCAGCCCCTTTTGAGGACTTGATATAGTAGTTAATTCTTGGAACAGGAATTTAAAAAAGTGCCGTACCGAAAAGAAATATTTCAAGCCCCCGGAATTTACGAGGTGAAAAAATATCACACCTACCGATTAGGGGGAAACAGAGTCAGAGGTCCCAATATCCAAAAAACAGATGAAGGACTCAAGAAAAGAAACTCCCGCCGGGCAAAAACAAAACTCTACCGGCTGATAGCTACCAATTTTAAAAGAGATGACCTGCGTATCGACCTGACATATGCAAATCCGGAGCCGACAGCAGAAGAAGCAAAAAACAGAATAAGAAAATTTATAAGAGACCTCCGCAAAAAATATAAAAAGAAAAATGCGGAACTGAAATATATCTACGTCACAGAACATGTCCGCCATCGAGTACATCATCACGTTCTGATTAACGAAGGAGGAATATCAAGATCAGAAATCAATGAATGCTGGCCATGGGCAAAATTCAATTACAGATCATTCAGGTTTTTTGACGGGAGCCCAGAAGACGCTATGAGACTGGCGGAATATTTTGTAAAAGAAACCGATGAAGAAATCCGAAATGAAAACGCCGTACAGAAAATCCGGTGGGTACCGTCTAAAAATCTGAAGCAGCCAAATGTGAAAAAGGTAACAATCTACGCACGAAAATGGAAAGACAATCCGACACCGAAAAAGGGATACCAGATAGTCAAAGTAGAAAGCGGCTACACAGCGGACGGATTTCCCTACCAATTTTACAGAATGTACAAAGTAAACGAAAGGACAGTATGGCCGATTACACAGTCGAGAGTACAGAAGAAGAGAAAAGAATGTACTGTGAAACAGGCAAGAGACAAGCCGAGGAGAAGAACATGAAATCATACATAGAATTTTTGAAAGATAAAGTGATAAAAGCACCTGTATCAGGAATAGAAGTCAGTCCAGCGGATATAAGTTCCGTCTTGAAACCACATCAAAGAGATGCTGTCTTGTGGGCGCTCAAAGGCGGGCGTCGAGCCTTGTTTGAAGCATTCGGGCTGGGGAAGAGTATCCAGCAATTGGAATGGTGCCATGTACTCACTAAGAAAATAGGCGGCAAAGCGTTGATTGTCTGTCCGCTAGGCGTCAAGCAGGAATTTGCGGAAGACGCGGTTCATCTGCTCAATATCCTCGCTCCGACATATGTAAGAAATATGGAAGAAGTTAAAGCCGCAGACAATAGAATTCTGATTACAAACTACGAAAGAATCCGCGACGGAGATATAGATCCCCATTACTTCACAGCCTGCAGCTTAGATGAAGCATCCGTTTTAAGAAGCTTCGGTAGCAAAACATACCAGACATTTCTGCCAAAATTCAAAGGCGTGAAATACAAACTTGTTGCCACGGCTACACCCGCACCAAACAGATATAAAGAGTTAATTCACTATGGTGGATATTTAGAAATCATGGATACGGGACAAGCATTGACACGCTTCTTTCAGCGGGACAGTACAAAAGCAAATAACCTTACTCTCTATCCGCATAAAGAAAAAGAATTCTGGCTGTGGCTGTCTACCTGGGCACTGTTTATCCAAAAGCCCTCTGATCTGGGGTATAGCGACGAAGGATATAACCTTCCGCCGCTGCAAGTGAATTACCACATGTTGGCAAACACCAAACCTGTAAACGAAGAAGAAAAGAACGGTCAGGTCAAACTTATAAAAGACTTTGCCGTGGGTCTTTCGGCAGCGGCCAGAGAGAAAAGAGAGAGCATCGATATTCGGCTGGCAGAGACCAGAAAGATTATAGACCAATCACCGGCGGAGCATTTCATCGTCTGGCACGATCTGGAGAGCGAGCGGCATGCCATCAAACATGCAATCCCAGAAGCTAAATTTATCTACGGCTCACAGGATATGGAAGAACGGGAGAAAAACACCATAGGATTCTCACGTGGAGATTTCCGCATTCTGGCAACAAAAAAAGAGCTTTCAGGGAGCGGGTGTAACTTCCAAAAACATTGTCATAGACAGATATTCATGGGAATTGACTATGAATTTAATGACTTCATTCAGGCAATACACAGGTGTTACCGCTTCCTGCAAACAAAACCTGTCATCATAGACATCATATACATGGAAACAGAACAGCAGGTACTAGAAGTACTGAAAAAGAAATGGGAGCAATATAACAAACTCACGGAAAGCATGGAAGAAATAGTCAGGAAATATGGACTGTCACGAAATGACGCTATAGTTGAAATGCAAAGGAGTATAGGCGTGGAAGAAGTCATAACAAAAGGGAAAAACTACATCGCGATACATGGTGACTGTGTTGAAGAAACGGGGAAAATGCAAGATAACTCAGTGGACATGCTTCTTACATCAATTCCGTTTGGAAATCACTATGAATACTGTGCAAGCTATAACGATTTCGGGCATAACGAAAATACAGACAAATTTTTTGAGCAAATGGATTATTTAACGCCGAATTTGCTTAGAATTTTGAAGCCAGGAAGAGTATATGCATGCCACGTGAAAGACCGTGTACTATTCGGGAACGCAACGGGAACAGGCATGCCGACGATTGAACCGTTCCATGCATTGACCATCATGCATTACATGAAACACGGCTTCCAATTCTTCGGCATGATAACCGTCATAACAGACGTGGTCAGGGAGAACAATCAGACATACCGTCTTGGATGGACCGAACAGTGCAAGGACGGCACAAAAATGGGAGTGGGCTGCCCGGAATACATCCTGCTGTTCAGAAAGCTACCTACGGATACATCAAGAGCCTATGCAGATACACCTGTCACAAAGAATAAAGAAGAATATACCCGCGGGCAGTGGCAATTAGACGCTCATGCATTCTGGAGAAGCAGCGGAAACAGGCAGTTGTCCGTTGATGACTTGAAAGACATGCCCATATCGGATATACGAAAACTGTACAACAAATACAGTAAAGAAACCGTGTATGACTTTGATAAGCATGTAGAGATGGCCAATGCGATGGACGAAAAAAACAAACTGCCCGCCACATTTATGTGCATAGATCCCGCAAGCTGGTCTCCTGACGTGTGGGACGATGTAAACCGTATGAGAACACTCAATACGGAACAATCACAAAGAAGAAAACAAATGCACCTATGCCCTCTCCAGTTTGACATCGTAGATCGCTTGATTAACCGGTATACCAACGAAGGGGAAACTGTGCTTGACCCATTCGGCGGACTGATGACAGTACCGCTGGAAGCAATGAAAGTAGGGCGGAAAGGCATAGGAATAGAACTCAATCAGGAATACTACCGTGACGGATGCTGGTATCTCAAACGGGAAGAAGAAAACCAGGAAACACCAACACTCTTTGATTTCATGGAGGGAAAATGAACGAAATAGATTATATCCGTGCATATAAAGGTTATAGGAAATGGCAGAAGCTTGTATACGGTATGATCCCGTGCAGAGTGGGAAGAGCAATTACCGCCATGGTAACCATAGCCGGTGTAGTAATATTGGCGTCATTGATAACACTGATTACCAGTCCGATAGTCATCATAAAAGCAGCAATTAAGAAAGTATATGAAGATGGTCCGCAAGAAATCATGATGGCCATTGAATTTAAAAGAATAAAAAACGGATATGAACAGTACATAAAAGATATAGGAGGTATTCAATGACAGACACAGAAGAAGAAATACTGAAAATATCCCGAGGATTTCCGGTGAACACACTGCATCCGGAACGATACCGACTGAAGGCAGAACCATAGCGTGCAACTGGCTGCCGTTCGGAACACAAGTACAGATATACGGACACTGGTACACCGTGGAAGACCGAGGCGGCATGGAAGGCATAGATATATTTAAAAACTCATACGATGAAGCGATAGAGTTCGGACGCAGGAATGCGGAAGTATACATAGAGAGGTAAGAAGATGAACACAGTACAAATCACAGGGAATCTTGCCAAAGATCCAATTATCAGAGCAACGAAGACAGGGAAAGCCGTAGCGTCATTTTCCGTGGGTGTAAGTAAGAGAATCACAAAAACGAACGGGGATATTTTAGATCTGACTGATTGGGTCAATGTAACCGCATGGGGGAAACTGGCAGAAGCAGTAGGAAATGAACTCACAAAAGGGAGTTATGTCTTTATCGAAGGGCGGTACTCTACAAGATTATATGACACACCGGACGGACAAAGACGGTATATTACCGAAGTAGTAGCGAATATAATTGCAAAACCAATTGGAAGTAATCAACAATCAATGAATGCAGGATTTTCCGGCGGAACATCTGTAACGCAATTTTCCGCCCCAGTGAAATTTGAAGACATGGGCACTGTGAGCAAAGAGCCGGGATATAATCAGCCAGAATATGAACAAGATGAAATCCCGTTTTAAAGGAGGACGAAATGGATAGATTAATTGACGTAGCAAGCGTAGTGCTGTTTATTAGCATGATCATGTATGCCGCAATTAAACTCGACGAAGCGGCAAGAAAACTACATGATGAAGAAGCGCGGATTTACGAAGAAAGGAAACTGAAATGAGAAGAGGTTTTGAAAAAGTAAGCGGATATGAATATGTAAACTTGCCACAGAGAAAGACAAAGCAATCAGCGGGGTATGACATTGAAAGTGCCGTTGATGATGTAATCACACCCGGCGAAACAAAATTGATTCCAACGGGGATAAAAGCATATATGGATGAAAATGAATGGCTGGGAATCTATATAAGATCAAGCATTGCGGTTAAGTATGGAATTATTTTGGCAAACAGTGTAGCGGTAATTGATTCAGACTACTACAACAATCCGGACAACGAAGGGCATCTCATGTTGCCAATTAGAAATGTATCAGGAATGCCTTATACAGTAAAAAAAGGAGACAGAATCGCACAAGGAATATTCCATCAATATTACAAAATAGATGATGACAGCGCGGATGATGATAGGATCGGCGGGATAGGAAGTACAGGGAAATAGAGCTACATGAAAAAGAGGAAAAAATGAAAAAGATAGAGATAACTTTTGACGAAAAAGGAACGCACATTAACGTCAACGGAATCGGGAAAGATGAAATAAAAAGTGCCGCCTATGCATTACTACATAAGATGCATGAAGATTTTGAGGTGTCAAACAGAGAAATAGTAGTAATTATTGATGATTTTTTTTATCAAATAAAGTACGAAACATGAGTAAAAGTAAAGAAGAAGCAGTAATGCAATATGCAATAGCAGAACACTTTGGTAATAAAAATATTGTAATACCGAATGTTAGCTTTGCGAGAACATCATGCAGAATAGAAAAATATGATAAAGACGGCTGTCTCATTGGATATGAATACCCATTTAAGGGGATTTGTCACGAAGCAGATTTGATATTGATAAACGAAAATAACTATTTAACGGAGGTTGAAGTCAAATGCAGTTATAGTGACTTTTTGGCGGATTTCAAGAAGAAAGAAAAACATCTTACAAAGTACACGAGAACAGTTTATTATGCGTTTTCGTGGGATGTGTACGAAGGGAACGGCGCAAAAATCAAGAAAGTATTGACTGAAAAATTTCCAGAAGCAGGAGTAATTATTGTTAATGCAGAAGAAATGGCAGTAGACACAATAAAGAATGCTGAATATTTCAATGTTGAAAAAATCCCGATTGAGGTAAAAGTTGGGTTAATGAGAATTGGATGTCAGAAATGGTGGAGGAGAAAATGAAACATGATAAAGAAGAGTGGGTAGTGTCAATAGATGGGGAAGATTATAACGGATATATAACATACCCGACAAAGGAAGCGGCTATTGAAGCTGGGCGGAGGGAATTTACGAATGTAAAAAATGGTCAATATTCAGAGGTTTTTGGTGGGTACATAGGTGATGATAAGTTCTTTTATGTCGCGCTATTTTCAAGACCCGAACCAACTGCAAACGTTGATAACATTATTGAAGATGTAGCGTGCAATGCAGATGTTATTTATGACGAATATTGCTTTGATTTTTTGGAAAATGTCACAGAAGAACAAAGAGAAGAGCTTGAAAAAGAAATCAATAAAGTTGTTCAGTGCTGGCTTGATAAATACGAATTGAGAGATTATGGATTTTTAGTTGAAAATGTGGAGATGGTCAAAATATGAAAACACTAAAAGAAGAAGTGATTAAAATGTTGATGGATAGGATTGGCGTTGCAGAAGATGAAGAGTTTGAAGCTCGACTTGCAAATGGAGAATGTGAGGTCAATAAGTTTTGTAACGGAGAACTGCTTACAAAATTCAGTAAAGAATGGCGTGATGATTCAAGATGGGCGGTTTTTGTAAAATATTTCGATGTCTATGAATTTAAAGTAATTCCATTCAGGCCGAAAATTGGCGACTGGTATTATCATATCAACATTTTGGGTAATCCGGTTCATGGAGAATTTAAGGAACATTATAACACTTTTGATTGTTTAAACAGAGCAATAGGAAACTGCTTTAGAACAAAAGAATTAGCAGAGGCGCACAAAGAAGAAATTTTAAAAATCCTGAAAGGAGAAGGTCATGAATGAACCGATAATCAGCCCATGGGTGTTTTATGTGGCAGATGTGATAGGACGTGTTAATTTAGTTATTAATGTTTTGATGTGGATTTTGTGCATAGCTACTGCGATTGCATTTTGCGACTATATGTCAAGTAGAAGTCCGTATAAAGAAGCCGAAACTATTCAAAACCGGAAAACATTTCATTCGTTATTAAAGGTACTTGTCGTTGTCACGATATTAAATATTATGATCCCGGCACGAGATACTTTCTACAAAATGACTGTTACAAACTATATAACACCTGCGAATATAGATAAAGCAAGTGATATCGTAGATAAGATAACAGATAAGATTATTGAAAAAATAAACAAGAGGGATAAATGATAAAAAACTTTAAAACCGGACGGGAATATCTACAGGAGATATATAATCAACATCGGCGGTATTTATCGGTGCAAAGGGAGCTTGCGGAATGTAAAGCACATATTTATCAAATAAAAGGGCAGAGATATGAAAAAGACAAGGTTTCCGGCGGAATACAGCCCGACCTATCAGACAGAGTAATACTCGTAGAAAAATACGAAGAAATGGTTGTGCAAGAACATGAAGAGCTCATTATCATGAGGATAGAAGCACGAAGACTGATAGACATGATAAAAAACGATGACGAAAAAACAATACTGCGGGAATGGTATTTAAATCACAGGTCATATAGAGCAATATCAAGAACAATACGCATAAGCAGGAATAATATCACAAAAACAAAAGAAGCGGCAGAAGTAAGCTTTGAGATAGTATTTCAAAGACTGAAAAGAAAGATACATATTGACAATAAATAAAAAAAGAAATCCATCGAAAGGTAGATTTTTTCAATAAAAAAACATAAAAATGCTTGACAATACATAAGAAAAGATGTATAATAAATACAGAAAGGAGGTGAGAATGATAGAAAAGCAAGACTGGCAATGGCTAATTACAATCGTGATTAGCGTAATCGTCCAAATATGGGCGGTGAAAGCCACAAAGCAAAAGCCCTCAAATCGGAAACGGCGTAAACGAAACCGATAAGAAGGGCAACGGGTAGGAGGGCGCAAGCCCTCTACTACCTGTATTATATCACAGGAGGTAGAGAAAATGAAAATATATGACATCGTATTTGCTGTAGCCGCTATTATGGGATTATATTTTATAGACTTGGATAAACATAGTATCGAATGCTTAATAAGCGGACTAGTTATTGGAGGATATGTGGGATGGAGAATCTCAAAATAATTGAAGAGGTCATGACAACAGCAGAAGCGGCGGAGCGGTGGAGTATTCCAGTTGTGACTATCAAGCAGGCTTGTTCAGGGCAAAGAGGGTATCCGCCGCGATTTACCGCGGAAGAATGCCGCAAGTCAGGGCATATCTGGCTGGTAACACGTGCAGGAATGGAACGAGTTTACGGAAAGATTTAATCAAAATATAATAAAAAAATGCCAAAAAAGCCAAAAAGACCAAAAAAGACAGAGTAAGGTGTGATAAGATTAAGATGCGAAAATTGAATAGAAGAACTGCAAAGCCATGTAGCCGCTCAGAAATGGGCGGCTTTTGCATTTACTATAATTTCCGGCGGTATATAACTGGATGACGGGAGCAATATGAGAAGAGCATTACGAGAATGTAGACATCCGGAATGTCACGCATTAACGAGAGAAAGTTATTGCGATAAGCATAAACAACTGCACATAAGAAATCCGAAAGAGTTTGAACGGGAGTCACCGTCAAAACGAGGATACAATTACAAATGGACGAAAGCACGAAAAGCATTTTTAACGCAACATCCGTTCTGCGAGTGCCCGGAGTGTAAAGCATCTGGGCATCCGCTGCTTGCTAATGTTGTTGACCATATCATTCCTCACAGAGGCAATCAAGATCTTTTTTGGGATGAAAGCAACTGGCAGGCGATGAACAAAAGATGTCACGATAAGAAAACAGCGAGAGAAAACGGCGGATTCGGAAATAAAATTAAAGCTTGACAAACCACCCCCGGGTCAAAAATGTTTTGACCGGATGCGACAGTACCATGCGCCTTCTCTTTTGTGAAAAAAGTTCGGGAAATGGACCTTACATTAAACTCATGTGTTGATATGTCAAGTATGAGTAAATGGCAACATTAAAAAGAAAGGAGGGGTAACATGGCCGGGCGTCCAGCAAAACCTATTGATTTGCATATAGTTTCAGGCAATCCGAGTCACCTGACGAAAGCGGAAATTGCACACAGAAAAAAATCAGAAATACATCTGGGCGAGCAGAAATTAGTATGCCCGGCTTATGTAAAAACGAATAAAGAAGCGTATAAAAAATGGAAAGAAATCAAGAAACTTTACACCGGTTTCAGATTTGTTTCATCGGCGGACATCGGAGTGATTGCGAGATACTGCATGGCGTTTGCGCAGTATATAGATTTGATAGAACGCCGAGACATGATCGCCCGAATAGAATTAACCGGTGAAGAAACAACTGCAACACAAGAAATTCTTGAAGCAGAATACAGTCAACGAAAAGCCGCAAAGCTCTACGAGAAGATAGAGTACATTTTATCTACCGGCGGCATCATGGCAATGGACAAGGCCATCAATGCGAAAATGTCAGCACTTGTACAGATGGAAGACAGACTATTCCTTTCCCCGCTTGCAAAAGTAAAAAATGTACCGAAAGAGCCTGAAAAGAAAGAGGAAGACTCGCTAAGTAAAAGGGGTTTTGACGTATGACGCTGAAGCAAGAGCTTATCAGGTACAGCAAAAAATGCATAAAAGATAAAACGCATATATGTCAGAAGCATCGATGGGCGTGTATGCGTTTTTTGCGGGATGTGGAAAAAGAGGGTACAAAGAATTTTCCGTATGTTTTCAGCGAAGAAAGAGCGGAACGATTCTTTGCGTGGGCAGCCATGCATAAACACACGAAAGGAATTTTAGCTGGGCAGCCTATTATTTTTGAGCCTATCCGGCGGTTCATTTTCGGAAATATTTACGGATGGATACATAAAGACACAGGACTTCGGCGTTTTAAAAAAGCGTATTGGCAGGTAGGGAGAAAAAATGCGAAATCACAATCACTCGCCATAGTCGGCGACTATGAAATGATGGCCATGGGAGAGCCGATGTCAGAAGTCTACATCGGAGCCACGAAAAGCATCCAGTCAAAAATTATCTACAATGAAATTCTGGCGATGCTCAGACGATGGCCGGAAATGAAGGGAAAATGGAAAGAAAGCTATGGTACTATCCGACACCTGAAAAGCGACTCTATCATTCGAGCGCTGTCAAAAGATGACGGAAAAACAGGCGACGGTCTCAATCCGCAATGTGGGCTGATCGACGAGTATCACGCACATCCGACATCGGAAATATTAGATGTTATCGACACCGGCATGATGGCAAGAAAACAGCCGCTGCTGTTTATCATCACAACGGCAGGGACAAATTTCGGAGGACCGTGTTACAGAGTAGAATATCCGCTGGTAGAAAAGATCCTCAATCCGGACATTGATTATGACGTACCGGATTATTTCTGTATGGTTAATGAACTGGATAAAGATAAGGATGGAAACCTGATCGACGATGTTAAAAACGAAAAATGCTGGATAAAAGCAAACCCGATCGTAGCAACATATCCAGAGGGTATAGCAAATATAAGGAGTGCACTGAAAGTGGCGATTGAGACACCAGAAAAAATGTCATCATTTCTCACGAAAAACATGAACATCTGGAACCAGCAGTCCGGAGCATCGTATATGGATATGGGAAAATGGAATACAAGAGGACGGATAGAAAGTTACGACTTGTACGGACTGGATGCTTATGTCGGAATGGACTTATCAAGCAAAGTTGATTTGACGTCAATCGGACTGGTTATTCCGGTCAAAGAAGATGGCGGGACGAAGTATATCGTCATCGGTCACAGCTTCATTCCGGAAGAAACGCTGCAGCGAAAAATAAAAACAGACAGAGTGCCGTATGATTACTATGCCCGCGGCGGCTGGCTGACAGTCAATCCGGGAGAGGTAGTCGATTATCGCTACATGACGAAATGGATGATAGAAACAGCAGAAGAGTTAGGGCTGAACATCAAAGAAATCTGCTATGACCCATATAATGCGACTTACTATGCGCAGGAACTTGAAAAAATGGAATATACGTGTGTAGAAGTCCGGCAGGGCATGATGACGCTGTCAGAACCGACAAAATCATTTAGAGAAAATGCGTACCAAGGAAATATTCTGCATTTTGAAAATCCGTTGCTTGACTGGTCAATCAGTAACGCAGTAACAAAAAAAGATCAAAATGAAAACATCATGCTTGATAAAGAAAAATCAACAAACAGAATTGACCCGATAGCATCTGTCATCAATGCATTTACGCGTGCGCGGATTACGGAAGAAGATGATATGAGTGACTATATTTTGAGTGACGATTTCAGCTTATAAGGAGGACATGTGAAAAAGATACTGTACGTGATTGATGATATTTTTCTGTTCGTCGGGTGCATTCTGATGATTGCCGGCGGCGTATTGATATCTCCCGTAGTCGCAGTATATACCGCGGCTATAGAGTGTCTGCTTTTGGCGTTTATCTTTGCAAAAGCACAGAAAGGCGGTGGTAAATAATGCTTTTAAGACAGCTTTTTTCAAACCCGACGGATTCAGGTACACTGCTTAGCCCCGCGGATTGGCTCATATCCGCTATTAACGGCGACGGCGTAACGGCAGCAACGGCAAGTAAAAACAGTAACATCTATACGTGTGTCAACATTTTAGCTGATGACATTGGTAAACTGCCGATTCACACATTCAGGACCGGCGGGAAAAAGACGGAAGGGATGAAACATCCCGTCGCTAAACTGCTGTATAAACGGCCGAATCCGCTCATGACGCCGCTTGCTTTTAAACGAACGCTGCAATATCATATGGGATTTTACGGAAACGCCATTGCATACATTGAGTGGGGGACGGACGGCTATCCGAAATCGTTATGGCCGCTTGACCCGACGAAAACGACAATCAGGTTAAACGTAGTCACCGGAGCGCTGACATATACGACAAGCGACGCCAAAGGGGCGATGTACCATCTGCAGCCGCATGATGTCCTGCATTTCTACGAAATGTCAAAAGATGGGCTCATCGGCGTGCCAAAATGGCAGACGTTGATTGACGAGCTGGACAGCCAAAATGCAATCAAGAAATTTCAGAGTCAGTTCTACAAAAACGGAACACTGACGCACGGAGTATTGCAGGCGGCATCAAAAATCAATCCGGAAGCGAAAAAGAAACTCCGACAGGAATGGGAAAAAATCAACGGCGGTATAGACAACGCCGGACGAGTCGCTGTTCTTGACCTGGGAATGGAATATAAGTCGCTTGGTATGCAGCTTGATCAGGCGCAGTTTATCGAAACGCAGAAATTCGGGATTAATGAAGTCGCCAAGGTATACAGAATACCGCCGCATAAGCTGGCACAGCTGGATCGTGCGACGTATGCTAACGCCGAAGCAATGAGCCTTGACTACATAAAAACAACGCTTCTTCCGATATTCACGTCATGGGAACAGGAAATCAACTATAAGCTGTTCACCGAACCGGAAAGAGAAAACTATTATGTGAAATTCAACGCCGCGGCTGAACTCAGAGGCGATAGTAAAGCAAGGGCTGAATACTACAAAGACATGCTCTATGCCGGTATTTATACGCTTAATGAGATACGTGACATGGAAGAAATGGAATGTATAGGTGATGTAGGTGATATTCATCTCGCATCGCTCAATTATACAGACATTACCGTTCTGAAAGATTTGCAATTAGCAAAAGCGAAGAGCGGAACACTGAAAGGAGGTGATGATAATGGGGAAAAGGGAAAGAAGAATCAATCAGACGCAGTTTGAAATTCGGACACTGGACGACGGTAAAACTATCATCTTGGAGGGGTATGCTCTCAAGTTCGGAAAACGGTCGGAAGACTTCGGCGGTGTTGATGAAATCTTAGAGCGTGGATGTCTTGACAAAACGGACATGTCTAACGTTGTGGCGCTGATTAATCACGACCCGAACTATCCGCTGGCGCGAAATACCGTCCGCGAAGGACCAGGACACCTGGAATTAACAGTGGATGATACGGGGTTGCGGTTTAGCTTGATTCCGACCGATACGGCTTACGCTAAAGACTTAATGACTAATATGGCCGCAGGCGTTGTCAATCAGTGTTCTTTTGCATTCACACTGGCGGAAAACGGCGCAGACTGGTCATATGAAAGCGAAAAAGAAATGTACCACAGAGCGGTCAAGCATATCGAGCGATTGTGGGATGTGTCAATTGTCACGACTCCGGCATACCCGGACACCGAAGCACAAGCAGTACAGAGATCAATGCAAGAATCGAAAGAAGCGTATGTTAATTCATTAAAAGAAGAGCAGGCAAATATCCGAAAGCGAATGCTTAACATAGAGCTTGAATTGTTGAATCAGTAATTTACCGCCAAATGGCGGTTTTTTAAATGGAGGTAAAAGAAATGACAGAAAAAGAAAGAGAATTGCGCCAGAGGATGGCAAAAGTAACCGAAGAGATCCGCACGTTGATGGCAGATAAAAAACTTGACGAGGCGGAAAGTAAAACAAATGAACTGAGAGATCTCAAGCGGCAGTTGGAGATTGAGCAGACGCTGGCAGATGTTCCGGCGGCAGTTCCTCCGGCAGCACGCGGAGCAGAAATCACTGACGAAGAAAAAAGAGATCTTATGTTCAGCGGACTTGTGAAAGAGATTAAGCGCCAGATGCCGACAGATGCGGAAGCGGAAGTACTGAAAGAAGCCAGAGCAGGCATGAAAGCGGGGGTTGATGCCGACGGCGGGCTTATCGTTCCACAGGACATATCAACTAAAATTAATGAACTCAAAAGAGCACTAAATCCGCTGGACCAGCTTGTTACGATTACACCTACGACTACCATGACCGGATCCCGTGTTATGGAAAAATGGGCAGAAATGACGCCGCTTGAAAGCGTAGATGAGATGGCAACCATCAAAGAAATCGACGGTCCGAAATTCGAAAAAATCGCATATGCGATCAAAAAATATGCAGGCATTCTTCCGATTTCAAAAGAAATGCTGTCCGATACAGACCAGAATCTCATCTCTTACGTGAGTGCATGGTTTGCAAAAAAAGATGTAGTCACAAGAAATAGCCTGATCATTGCAATTATGAAAACACTGGCAAAGAAGCCCGTCGCCAACGTAGACAGCTTGAAAGATATTCTGAATGTGGATCTTGACCCGGCGATTTCTTTGGTGTCCGGCATTGTTACCAATCAGGACGGCTTTAACTTCTTAGACAAGTTGAAAGACTCCGAAGGGCGTTACCTGCTTCAGCCGAATCCGCTCAATCCGACGCAAAAACTGCTGTTTGCCCATCCGGTTACCGTTGTCAGCAACAAGTACTTGCCGACTGTGACATCACCAAAGAAAGTTGCTCCGGTTGTTGTTGGGTCTCTGGCGGATGCAATCGTACTCTTTGATCGGCAGCTTATTACGCTTGAAGGCACCGGCATCGGCGGGAACTCATTTATTCGCGATTCTTACGATATCAAAGCAATTACAAGGCTTGACGTTAAAGCGTTTGACAGCGCTGCAGCCGTATATGGCGAACTGACGCTTGCATAAGGAGGTATTATGAGCATTCTGGATGGCGTTAAAGCGTATCTCCGAGTTGACGGGAACCAAGAAGACGAGGTCATCCGGACACTTATTGATACGGCTAAAACATTTATTTTACAAGGGACAGGCGTCGAAGTCAAAGAGACTGACGCCCAGTCCGTACTCTGTATGCATATGATCGTAGGTTATTGGTACGAAAACAGAAATGCGGTAGGTCAAGGGGCGGAATTACCGTTTACAATTACCGCCCAGCTGCTGCAATTAGAAACGAGAGGTGAATGACATGCTGATAAAAGCGTTGGAAAAAATCATTATAAACGGAGTAATTATTGATATCGGAGAAACATATGACGGAACAGCAGAAGAATTAGCTGATTACATTTCCGGCGGATATGTAGACGTACTTGAACAGGACGAAAAACCAGACGAAGATCCTGCAGACAATCAAAATGAAGAAGTAGATCAGGAAGTAGATCAGGAAGATGAAGAGCCGGAAGAACCTGCAAAAGAAAAACCGAAGGCAACGAGAAAAACCGTCAGGCGCACAAAGAAGACCGGAGCGTAAAGTATGAATATCGGGAAGATGCGCCACAGGATAGCGATTAAAAAGCCTGTCGTCGGTGAAGATGTAGGATTTGGCTCTGTTATTGAGTGGAAAGATGCTGGATTCGTGTGGGCGGAATTCTTGAAACAGCGTATTACTCCAGGCGCGATTATGGGAGACGGTACGGCGGTCTTGATAACGCAAGGGATAAGAATACGTCCACGAGAAATCGAAAAAGGATGGCATGTTGAGGAAAACGGACGGGTGTATAAGGTAATAGATGTAGATCGTTCGGATCCTGCCGTTTACGTGTTAACAACAGAGGCGGTAGAAACATGAGCAGGCGCGGAATCGATATCAAAATGTTTTCAGGGAAGGTAATCCAAAAAGCGGCTAACGATATCAAACGCTACGATAAGGAAACGCAAGGAAAAATCAGGAATGTCATTGCGAAGGGAATGATAGCAGTCATGAAAGCGGCTATCATCAAAGCGCCGATGGGACCTACCGGAAGCCTGAAAGCAGGAATCCATTCTGAAATGGAACGAGAAAAGCCGCAGGGAATAGTGAAGAGCGACGCCCCGCATTCGCATCTCGTAGAATTCGGGACAGTTGAACGTATAACATCCAACGATCCGCGCAAAGGCAAAAAAGCCATGCGAATAAATGATAAATTCGTAAGTGGAGTTATTCGCACAGGGAAGATGCCGAAACGTCCGTTTATGCGACCGGCAATGATGCAGGAACGGGGCAAGATTGAAAACGAAATGGAGAAAGTATTTCAATGAGACTTATCAGAGACGTACCGTCAACCGTTCTCAGGATGGCGGTTTTTAAATTGCTGAAAGAAGGTCAAACGATACCGATTCACGGTTCAGTTCCAAAAGGAGCAAAACTCCCGTATATCACTTTAGGCGCGGCTACGTTCAAGCCACTGTCAAATAAAGATCTGATTATATGGGACGCATCCTTGAATGTAGAAGTTTGGGCTGGAGAGGAAGGGAAAAAACAAGTCAATGAAACGCTAAATGATATATGCGCATTGATATCAGCTTACGGATGTAGTATGGAGCTTTCTCAATATCGGATTAATAGTACACAAATTGATCTGGTAGAGGATTTTCCAGAAGTATCTACAGGCTATCACGGCACCGTAACAGTATTATTTACTATTCAGAATTTTAATAAGAAAGAGGTATAAAAATGGCTAAATTAACAGCAGAAGAACTTAAAAAACTCCCTGTATATGAGGGGACATCTATGGCTACGGCGGGGAAAGACACCTTGCTGTATATAGATAAGGCAACAACCACGGGGAAAAAGCCGACATGGGTACTCGTCGGAGGACAGAGAAACTCCCCCGTGGAATACAAAGCGGATTCTATTGATGGATCTCATAAGACTTCCGGCGGGTGGGGAGAAACGCTCGCGGGTCCGAAGTCTTGGAGTATCAGCTATACAGGCTTGTTAGTAATGGATGATGCGGCGCTGTCAATTATGGAATATGCATTCCATCATGATATACCGATTCATGTAAAAATTGCATATCCGGATAAGACATGCCAGATTGGGTGGGTTACCATTTCCGATTTTACGAAAGATGTATCTCATGACGGGGTGGCCACCGTTGCAGCTACGTTAAACGGAAAGGGACCAATTTCCGAAATTGCCGCAGATGATGTTACAGGAGGCTAATTATGCGCAAGCCGATAGAAATCAAAATTGGAGAGTCACAGTATCAGCTGCTATATACAGTAAGAAGCCTTGAGAGATTTGAGCAATATCTCGGAACGTCTCTCTTTTCAGTTATAAGTTCCGTGCTTGTTAACGGTGCAGTCGGAATGGTACAGAGTGCTACAATACACTTTATCATTTCCGGATTGCGAGCCGGACTTTTAAACCAGCCGAAGAATTTCGATGCTTATGATTTCGTGGATATGTACTGTGAAAATGGCGGAAACATCGGAGAACTCGCAAAATACATCGTAGATGCGGTGGTTGAATCCGGACTTTTTACACAGGGGACGCCGAAAAAAGAGGCGCCGATGAAAAAGAAGAATCGCCGATAAAGACATTTGAAGACTGGATGCGGTATGCTGAACCGATAGCATACCGCATCGGTTTCAAACCGTCTGAATTTCCGCGGTTAACGCCGCTTGAATTTTATAGATATCTGGAGGCGCGCGACGAACGTCGGCGTATGCAGGATTACAGAGTGGCGTACTTCATTTCATGGCTAATGTCCCCGCAGCTGAAAAAACCGATAGAACCGCATGAAATTGCAGATCCGTTGTGGATTACGGAAGAAGATAAAGTGAAAAATGCAAAAAAGGAAATGGAATATTTGAAAAAAGTATTCCATTTGGGAGGGGGTGCATAAATGTCTACCATTTCTGATTTACAGCTTAAAATTGGCGCAGACTCGTCCGGGCTGCAAAAAGAATTAAACAAAGTACCGGGAGCTGTTAAGACAGCATTTAAGGTTAATCCGGTAAAAGACATGCAGTCCGCGCTGGAAGGAACCACGGGAAGTCTTGAAACGCTAATCGGTAAGTTCGGCGGGATGGCGGCATTGGCCGCATCGGGATTCGGACTGACAAACCTGATAAAGGGTGCCGTCGAGGCAGGAAATAGAACCTATGAACTTGCACAGCGGCTGCAGATAACAAATGCTGAAGCTGCAAAATTCTCAAGAATACTTAAGCTAACCGGCGGTGACAGTGAACTCGCAGGGAAAGCGTTTATGCGCCTTGACTCGACAATCAAAGGAAGCGGAGAGGCGGCAGAAAAGACAAGAGCTGTCTTAAGTGCTGTAGGCGTTACTCTAACAGATCAGAACGGTAAACTGTTGCCGCTTAACGACCAGCTCGCGCAGCTGGCGGCAGGCTATCAAAAAGCATCGCAGGCTGGATATGCACAGGAATTCATTATGAATACACTGGGAGCCCGTGGACTGACGCTTGTTAAAACCCTGCAAAATTACAATGAAGCATCAGAAAATGCGGCAAAGATCAAAGGATTAGGGCTTGACGCAAAGCAGATGCACGAAATAAGCGTAGAGCTTGATGTAGTGCAGGCACAGCTCGGACAGCTCGCTATTGCGGGCGGGGCTATACTTGCGCCGGTAGCGAAAGAAGTATTGCCGCCGATTTTAGAGGGATTGTCATCAACTGCTAAATATATAGCAGAAAACAAAGAAAATCTGCTGTCGCTGACGAAGACACTGGTAGCTTTTACGGTGGCGTATAAGACACTGCAGGCATTGCAAAAAGCAAAATCAGCAATGGGATCGCTTGCGTCGATTGGAACCGGAGACATTTCAGAAGATGCGCTGACTGTACAGCAGGAAAAAAGCATTGCACGCCGGATAAAAAACATTGAAAAAGCGGCAATGGCGGAAGAAAAAGCATACTTGAAGACCCTTAGTACAGCGCAGATGACAGACGCTGAAAAAGAAGCAAGCTATTCAAAATATTGTGTCATGCGAGAAGCTAAAGCGGCCGAAACCGCAAGAGTGGAAGCCGCTCGCATGACAGCCGCGTATCAGGAAATCAATATGCAGGCCCGGCAGTCTGCAGCTATACAGGCAAGCGCGGCAAATACAGCAGCCGGTGCACATAAAGCCGCGGCAGGGAAGATGGTTGCGGCAAATACAGTAGCCAGTGCGTCGAATAATATGCTGGCGGCGGAACAGACCGCGGTTACCATTGCCACACAACAGACAGGGAAAGCCGCCGTGGATACTGGTATCAGAATGAGCACAGCAGCGAGAGGGTCACTCGGTCCGTTGCGTCAGGCGGCAAGCGCGGTATGGGCACTGGCCGGAGGATGGCTGGGTGTGGCTGCGGCTATTGTAGCCGCAACGTATAAGCTGTATGAATTCCATCAGGAAGAAAAGAGAGAGGCAGAAAACGCACAGTATGTCAACGTAAACGGTAAAGATTACTACTACAGCGAAAAAGACAACACGATGATCCGCGTCAAAGAAAACGGAACACGGATGAATGTTTATAGTCAGGAAGAAAATGACGAAGCTAAAGCGGAATGGGACAAGAAGTATGCTGCCGCTAACGAGAACTCTAAAAAACTTCATGAAAAATATGGTGACGAAACCAACATTGACAAGGGAACAATAAATTCACAAATTGAAGCTTTAAAAGCCGCTTTTGAGTCGGGAACATCTGCAACAAAAGATAATACAAAAGCGATTAAAGAAGCGAAAACGTATCAGGTAGAAGCGCCAATTGGTCAAGAAGTTGTAAACATAGCATCGAGGCATCCAGAGGGAGAACAATGGATGTCGCCGCTTGTTGAAGATGCCCGCGTGCAATGCGCCGCTTTTGTTTCTGCATTGTATCAGGAAGCAGGTATACAAGGGTTAAACTCAATTAATGGGAATCAGCTTGTAAGTCAGTTTGGTACGGCCTACCACACCGCCGGAACAGGATACGTCCCCCAAGAAGGCGATATGATAGATTGGAAAGACCATGTCGGAATTTATGCGGGAAACGATGAGTATATAGCGAGAAACTCGACCGGCGGAGTGCATCGAGGTAGTATGTCTGAAGCAAATCAATGGTTCGGTAATCCGCTTGGATACGGATCAATTAATGAATACACCGGGGGAAAAACAGTAACACTCACAACTGATGAAATAGGTAAAAGAGCCAATGAGGCATTGAGACGGTTAAATCAGGCAAAAGAAGAGGCAATCCGGCTGTTTTCAACGATGCAGGAATCTATAGACAGCGAAACCGAAGGTGCCTACATGTCCGGTATGAACAAGCTGGCAGAAGATATCAGACAGAAGCAGGAGGAAATTAACAAACTATCTAATGCCGGTATTCCCAAAGACGCGGTCGAACAACTGCAAAAACAGCTCAATACATACGGAACGGTTATGAAACAGAAGCTGACCAACACATGGACGGAAAGCTGGAACAAAATCAAGACCGAAACAAAGCAGATAGGTGCAGAGCTCACTGGAGACTTTAAAGCACTTGCCGATGCTGAATATGAGGCTACAGTTAATGCGCTCAACAAAGAAAGAACGGAACGTTTAAAAGAAGTCTCTAAAAACAAAGAAGACAAGGAGGCGATGGTAGCTGTCGAAGAATGGTATACTGCTAAGACCGCTGAAGCTGCAAAGAAACGTACAGATGCATATAGAGAGTCATTTGAAAAACAGGCAAAATACGCGATAGATAACCACCGTTCAGATCTGATTAGGGCATTAACAAGCAGCCGTGACGGGCAAGATTATATGAACTGGAAAGGACAGACAGAAGCCCTTGAAACGTATCTGAGTATATGGAAGACGGGGCACGAGTCAATGCAGTCGCAGATTGCAGAACTTGCGGAGAGCTCAACTGATAAATTCCAAGAATTTTTCCAAAGCATTTTAACAGGATCTGAAACACTCGGAGACTCGCTGTACAATCTTATAACGGGAATCGGGGAGACAATACTACAGCAGATTACTCAACAGTGGGCGGGACGGTTGACAGAATCTCTATTCGGTGGCAGCCTGCTTGGCGGAGGAAATAATAACAATAACAGTACCGGCGGAACATTCGATAACGGTATGAATACAATGTTTGATGCGTTCAAAAACAACCTAAGCGCGTCTAATGTAGCACTGGGACTTTTCTCCGGTAGCACACAAAAAGGCGGGATGGTCATGGGCGCATACAATGTCATCCAAAATGCTATTAATACAGGCACAAAGCCGACAGAAGTCGGAGCAACCGTTACTGCTACAGGTGCTTTAGCAGCATTTACTACAGCAGTCGGTGCGGCTACTGTAGCACTGCAGCTTATGTCTGCAAAGTCAGGGTTCGGATTTGGCATGTTTGGATTTGCGACTGGCGGACCCATCAGCGGTCCGGGGACGGCTACATCAGACAGCATTCCGGCTTGGTTGTCTAATGGTGAGTACGTTCTCAATGCCGATGCCGTCCGAAAAGTAGGATTACCGTTACTTAATGCGATTAACTCGGGGCGCATGCCGCGTTTCGCAAAAGGCGGGGCGGTAAAGGCCGCAGATATTCAAAGGGTAGAATCGACAACGATTGCAAACGGTGGGAGCAGATCAGTGTATTTCAATATCAGCGCTCTTGATCCGGAAAACTTCATGGATCTACTGCGTAATAGCTACGGTGATAAGATACGGCAGTACTTATTTGATAATTCTCGTGATTTTGCGACAGAAAGCGGGTTGTTCTAATGACGCTTAGGAAATTTCCAGAAGATCTTAACGGATTAGCATGGGAAAGTATAAAATCGATGAATTGGAATACAAAAGTACAAAAATCGGGAAGCGGTAAAGTACGTACACTCACGACACAACTCTTGCCGAATTGGACGATAGAAACGAAATTTCAGATCTTGACAGATGAACAATATAGAAAGCTGCTGGGATTTGTAGCGCTCCTGAAAGGCGCGCATATCCCTTTTTTGTGGCTTGATCCGGAAGACTATGAGGAAAAAGGAATACAGCTGCCTCTTGTCACAAACGGAACTTATCAAGCCGTTATGAAGATGGGCGAATATGTAGAGCCTGTCGAGTATATCGAAAAAGCAACAATATATGTAGACGGCGTGAAACAAGCAAGCAGCGCATACACGGTTACCGGCGGAACAGTGAAATTCAAAACTGTGCCGGCAAGTACGGCAAAAGTTACGGCGGACTATACATACTATTGGAAAGTTATGTTTGCGGACGACGGAATAGATATTGAACGGCAGTATCTTAACATCAACAAGTCTAAAACATTTAAGCTGGAGGTAGTCCGATGAAAACGGTGAATAAATCTCTTGAGACTTATCTTGAGACAGAAAAGAAGATTACTTCTTGTGACTTATACGAGCTTGTCTTAGATAACGGTAACAAGTACTACTACGCTGACACCGATATGGATATTTCTTTTGGCGGCAATTTGTACTTGCATAACGCACTTTTGATTAAGCGACAGCAAGTCAAAATCCATGATTGCGTTGTAGTCGATACAATGACTGTCACCGTTCACGCAAGCACCGACAACAAGCTGGAAGGGCTGCCGTTTTTGCAGGCGGCGCATAACGGAGTGTTGGATAGAGCTAAACTGTATCTCCGGAGATGCTTCTTCCGCAATCAGTCGGTTGTCGGTGCTATCGACCTATTCGGCGGAAACGTCGAGGTCAAATCCGCAGGCGGCATCAAAATTGAACTGTCTGTCAAAGCAGAAACGCAGGGGCTCAATATGGAGTTTCCGGTCCGTCGATATTATCCGCAGGGAAGTTATACAACGAACGAAGACGGCGTTATCTACAGCAAGGAAACGGATGCCGCGACGCTGATTGCGCCGTTTGTGCCGAGAAGAGAGGTACTCTTATGACAGACGGGGAAAAGATAGCAAAAGCAGCTGCAGAATGGCTGGGCACGCCGCATATCAACGGTGCGAAAGTAAAAGGCCGAGGAGTAGACTGCGGCATGCTCCTGATGGGCTGCGTAGAAGATGCGGGACTGCTGAAAAAAGACAGTATCCCGATCGAACCGTACAGCAATGAATGGCACTTGCATCACAGCGAAGAGTGGTTTTTGAGTTACGTACAAAAATACTGCGATGAAGTAGAAGACATGCAGCCTGGGGATTTCCTGCTGTATCAGTTCGGACGGTGCATTTCACACGGTGCAGTCTATGTCGGAAAAGGACGGGTTATTCACGCTTACATCGACCGCGGCGTGGTCATGACAGACCTTTCTGATGTGATGTTTTTTGACGCAAAAGGCAGGAGCCGCTTGCGTGGAATTTACCGATTTAATAAAAAGAAGGTGAGACGATGAGCTTTTTTCGCGGAAGAACAACAACGACACGAGCAAATAAGATAAGTGAATTTACTGTCAACACCGCAGAATACGGAGCCGTCGTACCGGAAATCATCGGTACAGTACGAACTACGGGAAATGTAATTTACTACGATGATTTCACCGCTCACGAACACCGAGAAACGCACAAAGCAGGGAAGGGCGGTAAATCTAAGCAAGTCAGCATAACCTACACCTACACAGTAGCGGTAATATTAGGACTCTGTGAAGGTCCCATCGCGGGAATCGGAAAAGTGTGGATCGGTAAAAATGTACATAACTATCCGGCAGACGACATTCAGTTAACGCTGTTTGACGGGAAAGAAAACCAGCAGCCATGGGCATACACGCAGGGCAAGCACCTGGAAAAAGCATTACCGTATCCCGGATTAGCATATATGGCGGGCGTTATCGATTTAGGTGATTCGGGCTCGATGCCGTCGTACAATTTTGAAGTTAAGGGCAGGCTATTAGAGACCGGAGACGGCATCGATGTCAATCCTGCCGACTATATCAGATATATCCTAAATAAAATCGGCAAAAAAGACATGCAAATTATCGGGCTGGATAACTACCGGAAGTACTGCAAAGAAGCAGACTTGCTTATTTCATCTCCGCCCGACGAAGACGCGAAAGCTGCCCGGGAAGTTGTTAATGAAATTGCAAAACTGACCAATGCTTATGTGTTTTGGAGCAACGACAAGCTGAAGATCGTACCGCTGGCTGATAGACCGGTGGGGAACTGGACGCCGAATAAAACAGTGGTCTATGATCTCACGGCAGATGATTTTCTGCCGCAGACCGGCGGTGCGCTTGTAATCTACAAGAGAAAAGACAGCTCCGCGATATACAATCAGTTCCCGGTAGAGTTTATCAACCGCGCGAACGGTTACGAAAAAGAATCAGTCAGCTATGAATTTACGGAAGATATCAAAAATTATGGCGTAAGAGCCGCCAGTGTGACAAACGCCCACTACATCTACACGAAAGAGCGGGCAGTTAAGATCGCTGAACAGCTGGCAAGAAACAACAAATACGGAAGAACGCAGTACACGTTCAAACTTGACTGGAGCTTCTGTCAGTTGGAAGTCGGTGACTTAGTTCGCTTGACCGATGAAAATTCAGGGATATTCGAACAGGTAGCAGTAGTCAACAGTATCACAGAAGGAACTGACGGATGCTTGACGGTGACTGCACTATCAAGAGCGCAGGGCGACTATTCTGCCGCAAAGTACAACGTACACGCAAACGACAGACCGTATATCGAATACAACAAAACAGCTCCGGACACCATTCCCGTTATTTTCCAACCGCCTGCAGATCTTACCGCTGACGGACTGGAGCTGTGGATCGCTGCAAAAGGTAAAAAAGATGGCTGGGGCGGCTGTACTGTATACGTCTCTGACGACAACACAAACTATCGAACAGTCGGGCAAATTGCAGGATCTGCGCGTTGCGGCAAATTAATACAGCCGCTGTCACCGATGCCGAACCATCCGAGCGGCAATCAAGCAATAGTAACATGTAATGATCAGCTGCTTAGTGGTACTCTGCAAGACGCCGAACGCAAGAATACGCTCTGCTGGGTTGACGGAGAATGCATGAGCTACACGACCGCAACGCTGCAAGCAAGCGGGACATGGTTATTGTCCGGATTAATCCGCGGGCAGTGTAATACGGCTGTCAGAATGCACGCTAAAGATACAGACTTTGTCCGGCTTGATAACTCGATATTCAAAGTACCGTTCGCGAAAGATGACATCGGCAAGAAGATCTACCTCAAATTCTGCTCATATAACATCTTCGGCGCAGGCAATCAAGACCTGTCCGAAGTTAGAGCGTACGAGTACACATTGGCACCGTACTACATCCCGCCTGTTACAAATATCACAGCGCATAACCGTTACAGGCAGCTGGCGGACGGTGTATCTCGATACGACATTGTCGTGAACTGGACACCGCCCACGCTGCAGAGCTATCTGCAGGGCGACGTATGGTATAAGACAAGCAATGGGCAGGCAAAAGATCTCGTCATAAAAGAAGGTACGAAAGGCTCTGAACTCGGTTTTGACGGAGAGTGGACGTTCGGTGGCAGCGGAAAAGATCAGGTTGTCATTCCGCAGGCTATCGTCGGTGATACCTACTTAATCGCCGTCTGCACAAAAGACGAATGGGGAGAGTCTACAAGTCCGGATACGTCGTCGCAAATGAAAATACTCGTCGCGCTTAAAACGGAAATCCCAAATACGCCCGACGGCTTCGGTATAGATTTCGGTACGGTTTGCACCGCCAGCTGGAAAGAAGTCACGAATACCGACGTCGCTTTTTACGAGATCCGGACGGACGATAATGCAGGCGCTGAAACAGCAGGACTGTTAGCGCGGACAAATAACCTGTCCGCTATACTGCCGCTAACTGAACGGAGAGGAACACTGTATTTATACGCTAAATCAGCAATCGGCAAATACTCCGCCCCGGCTATCTTGCAGTATAACAAGCCGGTACCGAAGAAACCAAATCCGCCTGTGCTTACGAGTACAATCGGCGGTTTCGGACTGACGGCAGAAGCAATCCCTGCGGATTGTGCCGGCATGAACATCTACATCAACGGCACGGACGGGCAGAAGGCAATCAAGACCGAAAACAACAGCTACAGTCACACTTGCGGCGCGGGCATCTACGACGTGTCCATTGCTTATTATGACATGTTTGGCGAGGGTGAAAAGTCCGGAGAAAGCCGTGTTACTGTCAAAATCTCAATATCTAAGGACATGTTGGATGATGAAGCCGTCAGTCTTGAGAAAGTAGATCAGCTCGTTAAGAAAAAATTGAACGACGGAGAAATAGCGCGTCAAGACACTGTAAATATAGTGTCAAACCTCGGGAATCTCATGCTTGCAAAATCGAACTACAGCGCCATAGCTCAAATGACAGACGCTATTAATCTAAGAGTGCAAAAAGGTGATGTGATCAATCAGATTAACTTGTCGCCGACGACTACGACGATTGCGGGCAAATATCTACATGTGACAGGTGAGACCGTTTTTGATAACAACGTCATAGTGTCAAGAATGCTGGCCGCAAAAGCTGTGACGGCGGACAAGTTGGCGGTTACATCGTTATCCGCAATTTGCGCGACAATCGGATTGCTAAGAACGAAGACAAGCGGAGCACGAATGGAAATTAAAGATAATTTGATTGAAGCATACGGACCCGATAATAAGCGATATGTGCGGATGGGGGTGTGGTAGATGGCACACGGATTGCAAGTTTTTAATAGTAACGGTGATGTTATTGCTGATTTAACAAAACGATTTGCAAAAATAATAGAGAAGAAAACCGTTACCGGAACAGGAGAAATTAATGTGGCAGACTACGGTGCGCCGAATAATAGATTTTGGTATTTTATCGTCTCTCCGTCAACGAGTGATACGGAAGAGATATTCCCGCTGCTACGTATAACAGATCAAGGCAAAAAAATAATCTGGGAAAACATAGAAGAACCATTAACTTTTTGGTTTGGAGTCTACTAACATGAAATTTTTTGAAATATTAAGTCCCGACGGAGCTATTGTTATTGATAACAATTTTAAAAACATAGAATTGTTAGACCATTTCCCATTATCGGATTGTACATTTCGCCCGAACCACCTCTCTCAAAATCACGGCTCATATTCTTTGTTGCGCACTAACCCTAAAGCCACCTTAATTGGGATTAATTTAAATGGATTGAACGGTGTAAACCGGTTTGGATTTACAGCAGACAATACAGGAATAAGATTTTACGATAGCCGCAGCGGGATAGAAAACCACGGAATATTACCGGTAAAACGAGATGATATTGCAAATACGGCACACGTCTACCTGTTTGGATTTGGTGATGATTCTCCGACGGAACACGGCACAGGGCTGGAAATTTGCAACGCAGACGGAAAGATAATTTATAGTTCCGCTAAAAGGTATCTTAACGTGTTAGGGTGCGGAAGCGAAAAAAGTGAAACGGTGCAAATGAACGGAACAACTATTGCATTTGCACTGGGCACTGACCACGTCACGAAAATCTATGAAAATCATAAGGTGGGGGCAAAAGGAGTTGAATATGACAGGTATCCGAGATTTACAGTCAATGAAAATAGTATCACTGTCGGGATGATAGAAGCACGAACTGTTTACATACCAGACGATGACGCACCGGATTGGGGATGGCACTTAATATTTCACTGTTACTATAATTTTGGCTGGTTAATTGGAAATGTTGTTATTTAAAAAGGAGAAAAAATCATGAAAAGAAATTACGTAGTAAACGGTAAAGTGTCATATCCGCAGAACGACGGAGTTTTAACGACGTTCAGCTTTCATAATCCGGAAACAGGAGACATGATGACAATACAGACGACAAGCCGAGAAGAGACTGATGAACTGAACTATGGCGATACAGTCACGCTTGAAATTAAAAAAGTTGAGGTATCCGAATGAAACCGCAGACATTTCAACACCCGGAAATAAGAGACGAAAATGACAACATCATACAGCCCGGGGCGTTTGGTAAAAATACACCGTTCTGCACGAAAGGAAATGACGGTATCTTAGATTACGTCGCAAATGATCTTGAGTATCTATATAAAAAAAGTGAATCGGCGGATAACGATAATCTCAAAGCAAAGTCATTAGCGGTATCCGGCACAAGTGACCTTAACTTAGTTAATGCTGATACAGTCAAAGCAAAGTCATTAGCGGTATCCGGCACAAGTACAGCACCGACGGCACCGACAGGCGACAGTTCTAAAACAATTGCGAATACAGAGTTTGTGCAAAACACAGTATCCGGACTTGTCGGAGCCGCACCGGAAACTCTTGATACGCTTAACGAATTAGCGACAGCACTCGGTAATGACCCGAACTTCGCAACAACGGTCTCTAATCAAATCGGAAAGAAAGCAAATCAATCTGATTTAGAAACCGTGTCGACAAAAGTAGACAAAAAGGCAAATAAAGAAGATTTGGAATCCACGGCGTCATTTGTCAATCGGCTACAACGCAATAAAGCATATAAAATCGGCGATATTGTCTATTCATCAAAACTCCCGTCATGGGCACATCTTGAGTGCACGCAGGCAGGAACCACCGCGGCTACAGAACCAAATTTGTCAACTATATCGGGGGGGTAGAAGTTAATGACGGAAGCGTGAAATGGGCAGTCAAGACAGTAACCGCAAAAGAATATGTCGATAAAAAATTTGATAATTACGGACGGATGGAAACAATTAATGCGACTATAGACCCACAATACATTGAAAATTTATCGTGTGTAAAAATAAAAAACATAGTGCATCTTTTTGTACGAATGAAAGGTGCAAAGGAAGGTCTCATTGAAATTGCATCGGGGCTACCAAAATCATTTATAAATTTTGAATTTTATGCTCCTATAAACAACAGCAACGGTAAAGCTGTACGATTGACAATAAATACAGACGGTAAACTATATCTCAGTTATACGGATGAATATACTACATCGCCAGGACATGAATCTGTTGCGTGTTTAGTATATTTAACAAACGATTGAAAGGAGTAAACAAAATGCAGGAAATCACAGATGGAAGCGCGAAATTCCGAGTAGTAGACAGACGGTTAAAAGCGATGATTGACATACTTTATCCAGTCGGCATAGTAGTCACAACCGCCACCGATGACGCGAAAAAGCCGGGTGAAGCAGACGGCTTAGCGACATGGGAAGAAATTGCACAAGATAGAGTGCTACAAGGTACATCAAGTGGCGCCGGTGGAACAGTAGAAGCAGGATTACCAAATATAACCGGATACATAATAGGGTATGGTGATAGAACAGGATTTGGAGGGGCAGGCGGAATGGCTTATCTATCTGATGAGCAAGAAAGAATCCCATCGATGGGAGATATTTTTCCGGGAAATAAGTCTTCGTTAAAAGCAGTGCTTGACGCGTCAAAATCAAACAATATTTACGGAAACTCAAGCACCGTACAACCGCCGGCATACAAAGTGCATTTTTGGAAAAGGGTAAGTTAATCATGACATTTTTTCAAAATATCAAAAGAAAAATAAAAAAATATAACAAGCCTCCTATCTGGTGGGGTGGATTTGTTACATGCGTTTTCGTCTTAGATTTGATTGATTTTGCAGAATACTTCTGCCGAACAAGTCTCAATCTCTTAGACAAATGGGAATCAAAGACAGTCGTAAGCGTTGTGCTGATGTACATCTTGTCATTTATTAACAGTGCATACGGTATTGTGCTCAATGCTTATTTTTGGCTGATTATCATTGATATCAGTACACGCTGGCTGGCTATCGGGTATCAGTATCTTGTAGATAAAGGCATGGATCCGAACTACTTAACGACACGTGAGAAGTTATACGGCATTGTTCTCGCGTTCAGCGCAAAACGGCTAAAATCTAAAATCATGCTTTGGGGGTTTCTGACAAAGTTTATTCTCTTCACAATTCTCATTCTTACTGCTTCGCAGATTGATACCGTTTTGTCAGCAATCGAAATCCCGCTGTCATGGCCAGTGCTCAAATTCATGTTCGGGTACATCTGCTACAATGAGATTCTGTCAATATGCGAGAATTTACGGGACGCAGGAAATCATCACATAGACAAGCTAATCACATTGCTTGACAACAATATATTTGCAAAACTCAAGAAATAACCGCCCCTGGCGGCTTTTTAAATGGAGGTACTTATGACGATAGAGGAATTTAAAGCAGCGCTTTTAGACGCAAAAGAAATCATACAAGACAAGGCACACGGGCTGGGGCGTGATGTAAAAGCGTATTGTCACTGGACTGGCGGAGATTACAACACGGACAGTGATGATTATCACATATGTATCCGCGGAGACGGGACAATAATTAACACATTACCGTTATATATGACGCCGGAAGCGACATACCACCGAAACACGGGATCTATCGCAATCACACTGGACTGCTGCCGCGGTTATACGGCGTGGTCGCATGAAGACGTGGAGCTCGGAGACTGTCCGCCGACCGACGCGCAGATCGAATGTCTGGCGCAGGTCATCGCAGTCATCTGTGATGTAATGGAGATACCGGTAGATATACAGCATATCATGACTCATGCTGAGGCTGCAGATAACATGGACGGTGAGTATTATCACGAACCGTACGGTCCCGAAAACGGATGCGAAAGATCTGATTTGACAATCTTACACGCGGGAGAAGATTGGATGTCCGGCGGGGATACGCTTCGCGGCAAAGCCGTATTTTATATGAATCAAAGGAGTGCGTAATGTGGAAAAGAAAAAGATTATCACTGTTGTTTGCGCTATCGTTGCTGTTTTATCCGTGCTCGTATGTCTCATATTCAGCGGCACTACTAACCCCGGAAACGGTAACGCTGCAAAGAACACAGTACGAGAGGCTCAAAACTATAGCGAGCAATCAGCAGCTGCGGTTAAATCAGCTGGAGCTGAAATTAAACGAGCTGGAGAGCAACTCGACAGAAGCATCTCAAGAGTTGACAGCGCTACGGAATCAGCTGATAGAGTGCAGAAAAGAATTGATAGAAACGCAGAAACAATTGCAGAATGCAGAAGTCTCATTGCAGACAGCAGAAGAGAACTTGATGAGGCTGCAGAGCTCTTTAGAGAGATTGACGCAGAAAATAGATGAGTTGACACACGATCTGAAGCTTGCGAAGCGGCAAAGAAACCTGTGGTCATATATCGCAGGAGCAGTAGCGACAGGCTGGCTGGTAGACAAATTAAGCAATTAACAGGGCGGGAAACCGCCCTCTTTTTTTATTGCGTGGTATAAAAAACAATTATAACAAAACATCTTGAAAATGTATTGACTAATCAAACATGATATTATAATATATAATCAAGAAAGGGGAACACCCCCACAGATTATTTAAAACCACTAAGGAGGAAAACAAAATGATTAGAAACATCGGAATCGAAGAAGGCGGAAGAATTTTAACGGACGGAAGCCGGACAATAAAATTTGAAAGAGTAGACCAGGGATATGAGATGTATGAGTTGATCGGGAACAGATATACCCGCTGCGGAATCGCGAACGCAGATGAAGAAACCACAGATACGGATTTGTGGAACATGACAACAGACGATTTGTACTAAAAAAAGGAGACATAAAAAATGAAAATTGCAATTACGGACAGAAATAACGAAATTAAGGATCTCAATTACCGAAAAAACGGACTTGACATCACAGAAGACTTGGTAGGATTCGGCCCGATGCCGGCGTACAATGATGAGGTTGACGCTTATGAAATGAGGGAAGATGAATATAACTGGTGGAAAAACCTCATTGCTATGCAAGAACGCTGCGATGAAATGGAAGAAGAAATTGATGATCAAGACGCCATTGAAGATATGAAAGAACAGTGCGGAAATACCGACCTCGAAGACAGCATAAGACAGTATAAATATCTGCTTGAGGAATATACTGAAAACAAAAAAGGAGAATGAGGATGAAAGAAAATAAAACAGGCTGGGGCGGGCGTCGTAAAGGGTCCGGCGCTAAAAGAACACTGCCGCCTGGTGCCCGAAGCCGATCTATTAATATGACCGATGAGGAATTAGTAAAAGTCAAAAAAGTTTTAAATGAGTCAAGGAGGAATAAAATGTTTAAATTGTATGGAATGCAAGACGTTAAAAAAGGTATTTTGTTCAATATTGAGGGGAGCCCGAACGGAGTGATCGCCGTCGCTACCGCATTGAAACCCGGATTGAATGAAAGGGTGGAACTTGTCGATGAGAGATTCAGGACAAGATTCAATGTTTATGTAAGCACTGAACCGCCCGCCAATTCTCGGGTAAAAAAATCAATGATCGGTGAAACTGTTCTTATCGGCAGCGGCAACGATCTAAACGATTTGAAAGAAATAGAAACCTACGAATTGGTCAGAATCAACATATATAAAACTTCCGACAGGATTTATGTCCATGTAGAAGAGTTGGACACGGGGGCGATTACGGTGACAGGAGAAGGTACAGACTGGGACATCGAAGAAAATAATGGACGTTTCAAGAATATCAATGACTACATCGATTGCTTCATCCAGAATAAAGAAAATGTAAAATCTGTAAAAAGGATCTCTAACGATACAATAGAGATCATCTGGTACGATGCAGAATTTAAGGGTTATATGAGATCAAAACATCAGTTTTGCGTGACGAAAGATTTAATCGGAACGGTCACGCTCGATATGGATGTTGTGAGAAAAAATGATGCGGATAAAGCGTAATACAAAAAGAGCGATAATGATATCGCTCTTTTTAATTTCGGGAGTATGTACTCTAACTTTTTATTGCGAAAACAGAACATTAGTTCTACAATAAAAATAAGGAGGGATACAATGGAAATCAACAAAATATACTGCGGAGATTGCTTACCAATATTAAAAACATTTGATGATTGTTCAGTGGACGCGGTGATTACAGATCCGCCGTACAGCTCCGGCGGTGCAACAATGGCGGAGCGACAAAAAGATCCAGTAAAAAAATATGAGCAAAGCGGAAATAAAATAATTCATCGACCAACATTTTGGGGTGACACAAAAGATCAGCGAAGTTGGATGCATTGGTGTAATTTATGGATATCCGAATGTCAAAGAATTTTAAAACCGAACGGATACTTCTTGATGTTTACGGACTGGCGGCAGCTTCCTGCAACAACTGATGTATTACAAATCGGCGAGTTAATATGGCGGGGAATTATTTCATGGGATAAAGGTAATAGCGCGAGGGCACCACACAAGGGATATTTTCGTCACCAGTGTGAATATATAGCATGGGGAACAAAAGGGAAATGTCACAAAGCTATTCACGATGGTCCATATCCTGGATGTTATCATTTCCCTGTAAAATTAACAGATAAATTCCATTTAACAGGTAAACCGACACCGCTGATGGAGCAATTAGTAAAAATAGTACCAGATGGAAGCCTGATATTAGACCCATTTGCCGGAAGCGGAACGACACTAGTCGCGGCTAAACATTGTAATAGAAAATACATTGGGATAGAGAAAGATCCCGGGAATATAGAAATTGCTCACCGTCGTTTATTAGATGCAATATAAAAAGAAAAGAAATAGTGTCAAGATAATCTATGTCATTTCTTTTCTTGATGTAAACTGCTCCACAAACTGATCCATCTTTTTAATTTTATGGTATTTGAGAATCAATGTATATGTTGAAATATACGGTAAATACTGATTAAAATGAATGGAGCGCCTAGAGGGATTCGAACCCTCGCACCTGGTTCCGGAGACCAGTGCTCTATCCCCTGAGCTATAGGCGCCTGACGAAAGACATTATAGCATATTCGCTGAGTTTGCTCAATTGCGTGGCGTTAAAATTGAACAGTTTATTGAAAAGGAAATATGATGTAATACGGAAGGGATGCACAGAATGGATCGAAAATATTTCTTTTGATGCTGCCGCAAGAACTCATTTGGAGGGGGAATATCGGAAGAATTGATGAGTGCTTATAAACGGGAATTAGCTTATGTTTATAGGATGGCAAGTGCTAAAAGGATGCTGTTTATAAAGCGTAAAGGCACTCATTAAAAAATGGTGCTGAATGAGTGCAGCCGTGATATGCGCGGAGATGTTGGTGAACTGAAAAAGAAGTATGGAATCCACTATTGATGATTGTTTTACAATTTCGGATAATGCCGGAATACTTGAAGAAAAGCGTTTGACAGGATATAATCGTGATGATATAATGTTTTTCGTTGACGGATCATTAGCTCAGTTGGTAGAGCACCTGACTCTTAATCAGGGTGTCCGGGGTTCGAACCCCTGATGATCCACCAGACATGATACCCGAGGTTATGATGGCTTCGGGTTTTTGTTTTTTCATAATTTGTTGGAGTTTTTAATATCTTTGTAAAAGGTTTTGGCAAAGTTGATAATTGCTGCGGAGGGATTTGCGAAGGAGGGGGTCTTTCTGCATTTATGCAGCAGGTATGATAGAATATAAAAAATATTTCGGAAGAGGTGCGGTATGAGATACAGAAGTACACGAAGTGAAGAGAAAATTTCTGCGCCCCAGGCATTGCTTCAGGGATTGGCAAAAGATGGCGGGCTCTATGTTCCTGAAATGCTGCCGGTGCCTTTTATTGAATATAATTCTTTAAAGGATTTGTCATATAAGGAATTGGCCAGCTTTGTTCTTAAACGTTTTTTGACAGATATTCCTGAAAATGATTTGAAGAAACTTACAGATGCGGCCTATACGGGAACATTTGCCGCAAAAGAAATTGTGCCTGTAAAACGTATGACAGATGCTTTTTCTGTGGCGGAAATGTTTTATGGCAGGACTTGTGCTTTTAAGGATCTGGCGCTTTCTTTGTTCCCTTATCTGCTTGTATGGGCAAAGGCGCAGGAAAATGATGGAAAGCAGATTTTAATCTTAACGGCTACTTCGGGTGATACAGGGAAGGCAGCGTTAGAGGGATTTCGTGACATTCCCGATATCAATATTATGGTATTTTATCCATCTGATGGAGTGAGCCCTCTTCAAAAGGATCAGATGCAGAAGCAGTCCGGTAATAATGTAAGGGTGGCAGGTATTGATGGTAATTTTGATGATGCCCAGAGTGCATTAAAACGCATTTTTATGAGTGGCTTGAGAGAAGAAGCATCAGAAAAGGGTGTTTTGTTTTCCAGTGCTAATTCGATTAATATTGGCCGGTTGTTGCCGCAGATCATCTATTATGTATGGATCTGGCTTCAATTGAGAAAGAACCATTCGATTGGAGAAAATGAGCGGTTTAATGTGGTAGTTCCTACAGGAAATTTTGGAAATATTCTGGCCGGGTGGATGGCAAAAGAAATTGGTGTTCCTCTTGGACAGCTGATTTGTGCTTCCAATGAAAATAAGGTACTTACAGATTTTTTCGAAACAGGCGTGTATGACATCAATCGCGAGTTTTATCTGACGGAATCACCATCTATGGATATCCTTATTTCTTCTAATTTTGAGCGTTTCCTGTACTATGTACTTGGTTCTGCTGATAAAGTGGCAGCAGCCATGAAAGCATTGAACAAGGAAGGGCGATATGCGATATCGGAAGAAGAATTAGCAGACGCTCTTGGTGAAATTACAGGAGGATGGGCCTCTTCCGAAGATATGAAACGGGCGATGAAAGCAGTTTACGAATCTTATGACTACCTTATGGATCCTCATACTGCAGTGGCTTATGCGGTTTATCACAGACTTCGCCGCGAAGGGAAGATAGAAAGACATTCTCATACAGTCATCATCAGCACAGCACATCCATATAAATTTCCCGGTATAGTAGCGGAGATTCTCGGTTTAGATGAAACAGGTACACCCTATGATGTTCTTCGGCGTATTGAAAAGAAAACAGGGATTCCTATTCCTTTTCAGTTGGGAGATTTGGAAATGAAGGAAAAACGTTTTATCGATACAATTGGAAAAGATGATGTGGCTGATGCAGTTAGTGAATACATGGATAATATTATAGAACATAAGGATGCGAAATGAATAAGGCGGATTTGGAAGAGAAGCAGGAAAGGCGGATGCGTTATGGATTCCTGGCACTTCTGCTTTTGGTATTGGGAGGGATCCATTTTATGGATCCTGCTTTTTATCCAACAGTTTATCAACTGTCCAAAAGTAGAGATTTGAGCGGTACTATTACCTATTTAAGAGGATTTGGTGTTTATGCCGTTTTTGTCAGTTTTTTTATTGATGTC